TTTCAGCTATAGCCCGACGCCGGGCACCGATCCCGGCAGCAACCTGTTCTACCTGCCCAACCTGAAGGGCAAGGTCATCGTCATGCGCGATGCAGCGCAGACGGAGTTCGACGTGCTGGGCGAGAGCGGCGGCTCGAAGACCTCGACGGCATCCCACACCCACTCACTGAGCAGCCACACCCACACCCTGAGCAGCCACGTTCACACCCTGTCGTCGCACACCCACACCCTGGGCACGCACTGGCATGGCCTGGAACAGCACCTCCATGATCTGCAAGGCCACGGCCACACGGTGAACGCCCACGCTCACGGCGGCGGTACCGGCGTTCACGCCCACACCTGTCTGAACAACATCTACCGATCCGGCACTCCCGCGCACGGCCACGACGGGGCCGGTGACCAGTCATCTGAGCGTCCGAACGTCACCACCGGGTTCTCCAGCCCTGGTAACCCCACGAACAGCCAGGGTCAGGGCAACTCGAACGAGTCGCCTGGTACGGGCGGGCCGAGCGTTAACAACACTGGATGGTGGTACGCACCGCAGGGTGCCGGTGGCCCCAACGGTGGATCGGATGGCCCCAGCACGCCCAACACCGGAACGAACAACGACGCCTCGGCGGGACCGAACAACAACACCTCAGGGGACTCGTCCACGGTGGTGGCGAGCGGCAACCTTCAGCCGTACCTCACCCTCAATTACCTGATCAAGATCTGAGGAGCATCATGGGAACGCTGTACGTGCAGTACTGCGACAACTGCGAGAGATCGACGCCGGCATTGCCGAGCGGGCACTGGCCGCCGGGCTGGCTGAAGGTCTTCTTCTGCGACCTGCCGGAACTGACCATGTGCTCGTACCAGTGCCTCTTCGACTTCGCCAAGAAGGCGCTGGACAACCCGCCCACGACGTACACGCCTGTGTTCCCGCAGGACGATCCCTGCCCGCAGTTGGACACGGTGATGCTGTCAAGGGTGCCGGAACACCTCCGCTATTCGCCTGACGAAGCGCGTCAGGCGCAGCAGGCAGCGCAGGACGAGTGGATACGGAAGGGAGTCGAGGAGCAGGAACGTCGGCTGGCGAAAGAGCACGGCCACAACCACTGAGAGGTAGGGGAATGCCGATCATCATGATCTACGAATGCGTCAACTGTGGGACCAGGACCGAGGAGCAGACCAGCGGGCAGCCGGCGCCATCGGAGTGGGCCAGCGTGACGGTGGGGAACCAGCAGGACTGGTTTGACACCTGGAAGTGCCTCTCTGAATACGCCAAGAGGAAGGCCGACCGGGCGATGGGTGTGGTGGCCGACGCAACAGCGGAGACGGAGCCGCCGGCATGATCGGTGCTCAGTCCGCAGCGCTCGACATGCCCTTCCGACCCGATGGTTCGGGCCGGATCGCAGCGACCTGGGACCTGACCCGTCAGATGGCCTTGCACCTTCGCTCGATCATCGGCACCAACCCGGGCGAGCGCGTCATGCGCCCGAGCTACGGCAGCGGAGCCGGCCTCCTTGTCTTCGACATCAACGACGAGCTGAGCGCTTCCATGTTGGCGAACGCCGTCAAGGACGGCATTCAGCGCTGGGAGCCGGCGGTGAGCGTCGATGAAGTCCGCATCGAGGAGATCGATGAAGCGATGGGCCGGATGCAGTTTCGGATCTCCTACCGCTTGAAGACCACCGGAGAGGTACAGATCGCTGTAGTCGCCGTCAGTCCGACGACAACGAGCGGCTGGCCGAGCTAGGAGGAAAAATGCCTGAGCCGCTGCCGCCGATCGACTACAGCTCCCGGGACTGGGCGTCACTGCGCTCTGACCTGATCGCCGCCAAGCGGACGCGCATGCCCGAGTGGACGAGCGAGTCGCCCAACGATTTCGGCATCGTGCTCATCGAGCTGTTCGCCTACGTCGGGGACATGCTGAGCTTCTACGCTGACCGCATCGCCAACGAGTCGTTCCTCGACACGGCGGTGCTGCGCAGCTCGGTGTACTCCATCGCCCGGATGCTGGACTACCGGCCGACGGGGCTCGGGTCGGCCCGGGTCACGCTCCAGTTCACGACACCGTCCAGTGCCGGCCCTGTGACCATCCCGGCCAGCACCCAGGTGCAGACCATTCCCGACCCCGGCATGGCCCCCGTCATCTTCGAGACGGACGAGGAGCTGGTTATTACGGGCGGCGGGGGGAGTCACGTAGACACCGTCACCGCCACCCAGGGCCAGACGATCACCGAGGAGATCATCGGCGCTTCGACCGGAGCCCTGTATCAGCGCTTCGCTCTTTTCCGCTCCCCGGTGGTGGACGGCACGGTGTCGGTCACCGTCATCGAGACGGATACCGCTCTCCAGTGGGCCTACTTCGACCATCTGCTCGATGCCGGCCCGAACGACCCGGCCTTCACCACCGCGGTGGACGAAGGCGGCATCACCTGGGTCGAGTTCGGTGACGATGTGAACGGGCGCGTGCCGATCTCGGGCGCCCAGCTCCTTGCCACCTACCGGATAGCCAACGGTGCTGCCGGCAACGTCGGGGCCGCCACTCTGACCCAGCTCACGTCCCCGGTGGTGGTCGGCGGTGTGACCCAGCAGATCCAGTCGGTGACCAACACCACGGCAGCGGTCGGCGGCTCGGACCCCGAGTCGATCGAGTCCATCCGCAACAACGCTCCCCGCTCGCTGACGGCCATCAACCGGGCCGTGACCACTGCCGACTACGCAGCGCTGGCCCGGCGCGTGTCCGGTGTCGGCAAGGCCATCGCCATCGCCACGTCGCCTACCGCCGTGGAGCTGCGGCTCGCCCCCATCAACAACCCGGGTGGGACGTGCTCGGCAGCGGTGAAGACAGCAGTGCTGAACTACATCAACCCCCGGAAGATGATCGGGACCACCGTCACTACGAACGATCCGGTCTACGTGGAGGTGGATGTCACCGCCGACATCGTGGTGCTGCCGACGTACCGGCGCGACACGGTGAAGCAGGCCGTGGTCAACGCCGTAACCGCTGTCTTCGGGGACGACGTAGTGGACTTCGGCGGCCGGGTGACGCTCAGCCGGGTGTATTCGGCCATCAACAACACCGAGGGCGTGGACTACGGCACGGTGTCGATGCTGGACGCAACGCCCGGCACCCCCGGGACCGCCGCCGATGTCGTGATGGCGAACATCGAGATCGCCGCTGTCGGGACCGTGACCATCAACGCCACAGGAGGGATCGTCTAATGCCCGCCGTATATCCAGGCACCGTCCGGTCCTTCACCACCAAGCTCGACCTGGAGGACACGGTCTTCGCCCTGCACGTCAACGACATGCAGGACGAGATCATCGCCATTCAAAACGTGCTCGGCACCAGCCCCCAGGGCGCCGCTACCGGGCCGGCCACGGTCGGCAAGCGGATAGCCGACCTGGAGACAGGCAAGTCGGCCACGACGCACACCCACGACTCGGGGAGCTGGGTCGGGCTGACCACGGTCAACCACGATGTCGAGGCGCGCCACACCTTCGGGGCGGCCTACGGGAACCCGGCCCCGCCGACGACGCTGACCGTCGGAGGAGCTGCGGATGTCGGTACCGGTGACAACCCGGCCCGGGAAGACCACGCCCACGGCATGCCGGCGGCAGCGGCCATTGCTAATGCTGCGCTCCCTCCGGGCGCCATCATGGCCTATGGGGGGACCTCGGCTCCTGCCGGCTGGGTCTTCTGCGACGGAGTGAGCTACCTGCGCACGGCGCCCTACGACCTGCTCTTCGCCGCCATCGGTGTCCGGTACGGCAGTGCAGACGGGACGCACTTCAACGTGCCGGACTTTCGCTCGAAGTTCCCGATGGGCGCCGCCACCACCGGAGCTGCCGTCACGATCGGGGGCTTCGCTGATTCCTCGGTCATCACCCACAGCCACGGTGGCTCGGGAGTGTCCGGGGCTGGGCCGAACAACCACAACCACTGGGTCGGGCACGGTCACGGTTTCAGTGACCCGGGGCACGTCCACAACTTCGGGAACCGCAACCCGCAGACGGTCTTCGACGGCATCGGGGATCTGCTCGTCTCCCGGGGCGACGCCACCTCCACGGTGGTGGACTACAACCGGGGCAGCCCCAACGGCCGGGACATCATCACCTACGTCCAGATCCTGGGCGCCGGTACGGGAGCATGGGTCAACGACAACAACTTCTCCAGCGGCACCGAGCAGCAGTCCCTGTCGCACGGCCACGGTCTGACCATCGCTTCGGATGGGATCTCGGGGACCAACCGGAACCTGCCGCCGTACCAGACGGTGAACTACATCATTAAATTGTGAGGCCAATATGTATGACGTGACCGGATGGGCGTGGGCTGCGGGATTCATTGAGGGCGAGGGCAGCTTCTCTATTCGTCAACCGACGAGTCGCCCCTACAAGCAGCTCGTATTCCAAGTGTGGCAGTGCAACCGCGAGCCGCTCGACAAGCTCGGTGCTCTGATCAACGAAGACTTCGGTGAAGACTACGGGCCTCTGGTCAACGTGAACGGTCCCTACGTCAACAATTCAGGCTTCAAGAAGAAGTGCGTGCTGAAGCCGAAGTACGGGATCATCGTCGCTCGTCCCTCCATCGTGCAGGGCATCTTCGAGAACACCGCTTCTTGGCTGTCGCAGGAGAAAATCGATCAGGCGTTGCGTGCCATCGACGCCTGGTACGCCTACCAGAAGTTGCCTCCCTTCAGTGTGTGGTGGCAGCTCCTGACCGCCGAGCTGTAGGAGCGCCATGCCCGACTACGCCGTATACGGAATCCACTTCTACGGGACCGCTCTCTACGGCCTGCCGCCGCGCTTCGAGTTCACGCTCGACTACTTCGTGGCGAACCCGGTCAACTACGACCGGATCAAGGTGGAGTGGCAGCACCCCAGCGGTGACTGGGATCAGATGCGCCTGGTGCGGGGGAACTACGGCTTCCCGATGGATCAGACCGAGGGCCGGCTGCTGTTGGAGGTGACCGACCCCGCTACCGACCCCGGCAGCTATGAGGATTCACTGGTCACCCCGCTCCGGTTCCACTACTACACGATGTTCCTGCGCCAGACGGTCGGCGGCAACTGGGTCCGGGCCGGCAACACCGTCACCCTCATGCCGCAGGACTTCGGCTACAGCGACCGGCTCTACGAGATGGTCCCAGGTGTCTTCCGCGACGACGACATCTACATCAGCTCTTCGACCGACCAGGGCATGCTCCAGAGCTACATCGGGATCTTCGGCTACACGATGGACAAGCTCCGCTCTGACCTGGAGAGCCTGCGCTGGACGACTACGCCCGAGCGGATGTCGCAGGGGCTCCTGCCGTACCTGGCCGACATGCTCGGGTTCCCCTACGAGGCCGAGCTGGGCGGTGACCTGACTCGCCGGCAGCTCCTGAAGGCGGTCTACATCTACAAGTACAAGGGCACCCAGCTCGGCGTGGAGACGGCGGCCAACGTGCTCACCGGCTGGGTGGCGACAGCGGTGGCCGACACCACCACCCACGTCAACGTCACGCTGCGGGCCAACCGGGTCAACGAGATCCTCAACCCGAGCGCCGAGACGAACACCACCGGCTGGACGGCCGGCGCCAACACCACCCTGTCGCGGGTCACGGCCCAGCACCTCTACGGCGCCGCCGCCTTCCAGCTCGCTGCCACGGCGGCCGGCGACATCTCCATGTCCACCGCCGCCGGGACGGGCGGCATGCCGGTGACCGAGGGCCACGTCTACACGGCCTCGATCTACAACACCAAGCCGTCGGGCACGGTGCGCA